TGAAAAGAGAGATATTTAATAGGCCGTAAAGTCATGATTATGTTATAAATATTTGATACTTAAATAATCAATTATGAATTGGATTTATGAAAATAAGGAAATCGAAAAAATATCCGATTTCCCGGATAACACACACGGATTTGTCTATAGAATAATACATAAACCTACAGGTAAAGAATATATAGGTAAAAAAATACTACAATTCACCCGTAAAGTAAAATTAACCAAAAGAGAATTAGCTGAATATGAAGGTGTGGTAGGTAGAAGACCTGCTTACAAACTTGCAGTAAAAGAATCTGATTGGCAAACATATTGGGGTTCAAATAAACATCTAAGAGAGTTTATGGATAACGAACCACCAGAAAATTTTGAACGTCGTATAGTAATTTGTGCTCCGTCAAAAAAGTTATTAACTTACTACGAAGTAAAATATCAAATGATATATCAAGTATTAGAAAAACCAGATGAATTCTTTAATGATAACATTTTAGGTAAGTTCTACACTAGAGACTTTGATATGTAAACATTCTTTCGTATATTCCGCGTTATGATAAATGAACTACTTGTAAATTTAGTAGATTCTGTATTAGGTGCTGGTAAAAGAACAGCAAGAGGGAACAAAGCATATCATTGTCCTTATTGCAATCACCACAAACCTAAATTGGAAGTCAATTTTTCCCAAAATAAAAAAGGATATAATCCTTGGCATTGTTGGGTTTGCAATAAGAAGGGAAGTCGTATTTCTTCTTTGTTTAAGAAAATTTCTGCTTCTGCAGAAAAATTTGTAGAACTAAAAAAATTGATTGGATCCGAAGTTGAGGTTAAAAAAGAAAAATCAACAGTACAATTAAAATTACCTCAAGAATACAAACCTATTTTAGGGAGTAAAGATATATTAGCTAGACATGCATTTTCATATCTTAAGAAAAGAGGTATTACTATTGATGATATTGAAAAATATAATATAGGATACTGTGAAACAGGTAGATATGCTAAAATGGTTATTATCCCATCATATGATGAAAGTGGTAATTTAAATTATTTTACAGGACGATCATTTGAAAAAGACCCATATATTAAATATAGAAACCCAGAAGCATCGCGCGATATAGTTCCATTCGAATTGTTTATCAATTGGAATATACCACTTGTGCTATGTGAGGGACCATTTGACGCTATAGCCATTAAACGCAACGCTATACCGTTGTTAGGTAAAAATATACAACAAAATTTAATGAAAAAAATTGTCACTTCTAAAGTTGAAAAAATATACATAGCTTTAGATACTGACGCCCAAAAGCAAGCTGTGAAGTTCGCTGAATATTTTATAAATGAAGGTAAAGAAGTTTACTTTATGGATTTGGATGATAAAGACCCCAGTGAAATGGGATTTGAAAAATTCACAAATTTAATTCAAAACACCTACCCCATAGACCAATATGGCTTAATGGAGAGGAAATTACAATTATTATGAGTAAAAGACAGATTAAGCATTCGTACAACAGGATTTTAGAAGTCTCTGATGATGCAAAGCAAATTACAATGCCAGATTCACGATATTATCGTAGAAATGGTAAATATTACCCATCAATTACCTATGTTTTAGGTTCATATCCAAAAGGTAAATTCTTTGAGGATTGGTTAAAAAAAGTAGGATATTCATCTGAGTATATTGTTCGTAAAGCAAGTGAACAAGGTACTGAAACACATGAAATGATAGAGGACTACCTCAATGGTAAAGAATTAAACTTTCTATCACCATCAGGTTATCCACAATATGATACATTAGTGTGGCAAATGTTTTTACGTTTTGTTGATTTTTGGGAAACTTACAAACCAAAATTAATTGAAACCGAAGTACATTTATTCTCAGATAAGATTAAAGTAGCAGGTACTTGTGATATGGTATGTGAGATTGAAATCGATGGGAAAGTTGAACGATGGGTTATAGATTTCAAAACATCTAACCATTTACAAACAACTTATGATTTACAAGGAGCAATATATGCCCAATGCTATGAAGAATGTTTTGAAAAAACAGTAGATAGAGTTGGTGTATTATGGTTAAAATCATCCAAGCGAGGTCCTAAAGATGGTAAAATACAAGGTAAAGGATGGGAAATGTATGAATCAAAACGTACACAAGAAGAAAATATTGATATTTTTATGACTGTTAAAAAGTTATTTGATTTAGAAAATCCTAAACATGCCCCAGTATTCACGGAGTTTAGAACGCAAGCTAAGAGGGATTTGTAATATTTATAACAAAAACATTCAATGATCAGTTTAATGCAATTACTAAAAGAAGTACAAGGTCAACCTAAAGCTATAATTTTAGCAGGAGCACCAGGTGCAGGTAAAGGATATGTTTTAAAAGGTTTAGATTTAGGTGGATTAAAAATAATGAATGTAGATAATATCTATGTTAATTTACTTAAAAAAGCTAATGTATCTTTAGATCTTAAAAATGCTACTCCTGAAGAAAGAAGTGAGCAAGCTAAACAAATGGCTGCTGCAAATAAAGAATTCAAAGGTGATTTAGAAGATACAATTAAAGGTAAAGAATCATTTATCTTAGATGGTACAGCTGCTTCATATAAAAAAACAGCTGAGTTAAAGAAAGAATTAGAAGAAGCAGGATATGAAGTAATGATGCTTTATGTTTATACTGATTTAGAGCGTTCATTAAAACAAAACGAAAGACGATTTGAAAAATCAGGTGGTGAAGATAGAAGTTTAGCACCTGCAATTGTAATGCGTACTTGGAAAAGTGTAACAGATAATATAAAACCTTATTTTGATTTATTTACTCCTAACTTTGTAGCTGTAGCTAATACATTGGAAGGTGATAAAATTGAAGATATAGAAAGAATAGTTCAAAAATATCTTACCCCATTCGCACCTAAAGGCACTAAGCCTAAAACTCCAGCTCAACAACAAAAATCAGATGAGCAAAAAGCAAAATTAAATGCTGAAATACAAGATATGTTAAATGATGAATTCATAGGTGAAATGAAAGCTTATGCTATATCTAGAGAAGAAGCACAAATGCGTATAAAACAATTTTTAAGAGGGTAGAATGAATCAATTAACTAAATTTTTAGTAGATGGTATCCTTAATGAAGGAGAACAAAAAATATTAGCTGCTTACGGAGGTGGATTTAAACCACCAACATCAGGTCATTTTGAAGTTGTTAAACAAGCATTAAAGGATAATCCAGAAATAGATGAATTTATTATATATGTTGGTAGTGGTACACGTAATGGTATTTCACAAGCCGAATCTGTTTTAATTTGGGAAATATATCAGACATATCTCCCAATGAAGGTTAAAATAGAACCATCTAAAGCTCCAATTGGAGATGTTCTTCGTTTAGGTAAAAATAACCCACAAGATAAAGTTTATTTTGTAATTGGTGCTCGTGAAGGAAATGAAGGTGATTTAGAAGATATAAAAAATAGAACTAGAGCTATTGGTGGTAAACACCCAAATATGGAAGTTAAAATTATAACTACCAAAAATGAAGGAATGAGTGGAACTAATGCTAGAAAAGCAGCTAAAGTTTCATTTGAGGATTTCGCTAAATTCTTACCTACTGAATTATCAGATGATGAAAAAGAAACAGTATATAATATTGTTAAACCAGTAATTAAAGAAAGTTTGAATGAAGGAAAACAAGTAGGTACTTTGTATCACTATACATCAAAAGATGGATTAAAAGGGATACTCAAATCAAACTCAATTAAAGCTTCTGAGGAATATTATTTAGGTGAGGAAATTTATTATATATCTTTTACTCGTAATAAGAATTTCCATAAAAAAGGAATGAATTTTAATGTAAAAACTGATTATAGAATAACCTTAGATGGTGATAAACTATCAAATAGATATAAAATACAACCTTTTGCATATATTCCAGGATGGTCTTATGAAGATAGTTGGGAGTATGAGTGGTTAGAAGATGAAGATGAACAAACTCGAAGAGATTTTTTTAATGCTACCGGTGACTACGATGAACAGGAAGAAAGAATATATTTTAAAGATGAAAATGGTGAAATCCCTAACATTAAAAATTATATAATTACAGTTGATAAAACTTCTGAATTAAAAGAAAGTTTAAATGAAAATGCTTCATATTCTCAAGATATAAATATCAAACATAGAATAATGCAACTTACACAACATATGTTAGATAAAGGAATGAATATAGAACCTTTACCAAACGTTGAGTTCGTTGATGGGGACAATGTTAATGCTCGTGAGTTCCTTGGTAAAACCGCATATTATGACCCGAATAGCGCAACAATTGTGCTGTATACTGAGGGTAGACATCCAAAAGATATTGTACGTTCATTTTCACATGAAATGATACACCATATCCAAAATCTAGAAGGTAGATTAGGTAATATTACTACTACAAATACTCAAGAAGATGATGCTTTAAATGATATTGAAGCTGAAGCTAATTTAAAAGGTACAATGACATTTAGAAATTGGACTGATAGTTTAAATGAAGCAATTGTAGGTGATAAAATCGAATGCGATAATTGTGGTTGGGATTGGAAGATAGTAGATGGTGGT